ATGGGGGTAAACGGTACGCTTACAGCAAGCACCCCTTACAAGTTTTACATCGCATTTTCAGGATATTAATATGATAACAACAGCAACAGCCGCCTTTTGCATTGAAAGCGGATCGGAACAAGTTTTTTACGGTTCATCCATCATTTGTGAGCCTGTTTATTATGAGTCATTGACCCGCTTTGAGGTTACGTTGCGGGTGATTAGCAGCGCCACTACATCAGAGATAGGGCGCGGGTATATGCAAGTCACCACTACCGAAGTAGACGCGGAAACCGGCACAGGAACGGGGGAATATGCACCTTGGTTTAATGCCCTGCAAAAAGCAGTCATTACCAAGTTGAGCGCATACACTGGCAACGCATCAACAGTCTTTACAATCGTTTAAAATCAAAAGAAATGGCAAGCAGCATAGCAAACCTACCGACGCAAATAGACTACGAAATTTGGCAGGGCGACACCTGGAGCCCTGGCACGATTACGGCGACTATATCCGGTACGCCTATCAACTTTACAGGGTGGACGGCGACAATGGAAATAAGGAACGCGATCAGCAATGATGTGGCGGTAACGCTTACCAGCACCCCGGCGGCGGGCATTACCTTGACAAACCTTGGTGTCATTACGCTGACCATGACATCAACGCAAACTAACACGCTGTTAGGCCGGTATTCGTATGATTTGGAGATGACAAACGGGACGGTAATCAGGACGTACACCTACGGCACAATCGAAGTCAAAAACGACACGACAGCAAACCAATAACAAAAACAAACACTTAAATAAAAAGACATGGCTACGTTTAACAAAATTGACGCATTCGTTGAGAATCTAGCGGAAAAAGTACACAACCTTGGTAGTGACCAGTTAGTAGTGGCACTCACTAATTCCGCACCAATCGCAAGTAACACGGTGCTTGCCAACCTGACAGAGATCAGTTACACCAACCTTTCCAGCCGGAACATTACAACGTCCACAAGTTCGCAGACTTCAGGGACGTACAAGTTAGTTTTAACCGACCTTGTTTTGACGGCATCGGGCGCGGTGGGACCGTTCCGGTACGTGGCAATCTACAATGATACGCCTACCAGCCCGGCAGATCCGTTGATTGGATGGTACGACTACGGCAGCTCAATTTCTTTGGCAACGGGTGAAACCCTGACTATCGACTTTGACGGCACAAACGGGTTGCTTTCAATCGCATAGTTTAACGCATAATTCAGGCGGGTTTAATCGCCCGCCTGTTATAAAATACAGCAATGGCGTACACTTTCGGCACGTTTTACATAAATTTTTCCAGCGGCTCGGATGCAGCGCGAACGGCTTTAACAAGCTGCACAGCTTCCAACCCGTCCGGATCAATCACACGTATCAATAAGACGGCCCACGGCCTTGTTACGGGCGCGGTGGTGGACCTGACGCTGTTCACGGCATGGCTTAATGATGCATGGAAGATAACGGTGGTAGACGCTGACAACTTTGATTTAGACGCGGCTACATGGCAAACCACAGCCGACGCAAGCGGAACGGTTACGCCACGCGGCGGCATGAACTGGACAGACGCATGGTTAACCACCACAAGCGGCGCAACGGCGGCACGGATTCAGCCGGGCGATACCTTGCGCATTGCAAAGACTGCTGACCCTGTTTCTTTGGGGCAAAATGCCACTTGGACGGATAACAGCCAGACTGTGACGCTCACAACGGCGGTTACTAAGAAGATTGAGGATGGAATTACGGGGTGGACAGGGGCGACGAATGTGACGGCGAACACAAATGCAGCGCGGAAGATAGGCGCGACAAGCGCGTCGTTTACCATAGCAACCAATTTCACCACCGGGAAAATTGCTTATAAGATAATAGATGGGGGGGGGACGCAGGACTTTTCGGCCTACCAAAAAATAAACCTTTGGTTTCAAAACGCAACGGCTAGCACTTTGGCCGACTCCGCGCTAAAAATATGCCTTTGTAGCGATGCAACAGGCGACACCATTGTTGATACTTTAAACTTCCCGGCTACTATTGCCACTACCGGCTGGAATTGCCTTGTATTGGATAAAGGCAGCGCGCTAGGCAGTAACATTCAATCCGTTGCAATTTATGCGAATGTTGACCCTGGAGCAATTACAATCAGGATAAATAACATTTTCGCTGCCAATTCCGACCTAAGCTTAAAAACACTAATCGGCAAAACGGGCGATGTAAACTACAACATTCAGTCTATTGACGGCACGAACATCAAAATTGATTCAAACAATACGGCGGCAACGGGGCGCGGGTATTCGGGGGCTACGTCAACGGAAACGCTGTATTATCAGGTGCCGTTTGATGTGGCGACGACTACCAATTTTGCCACGCTAAATGAGGCGGGCAATAAAGAAACGGGTCTGAACACTTGCACAGGAGGTTGGAATACTTCAAGCAATACGCGGGACGGGCATACGGTTTTAGGTAGTACGGTGGTGGGGGTGGGTTCGCCGTTTTCTATTCCAGCTGCTTGGAGGGTGGAGAACTTTAAAATGGCGCGTTTTTCAAGTATTGGGTCGCAGAACGCAAATGTTTTTGAAGTCAATAATTGTGTTTGGTGCGGCGGCGGCGGGGCATTTGCTGCCCTAACAACTGTATCAGATTATAAGTTTAGTTCTTCATTATTCTTGAATTCTAGTACGTCTGCCGTATCTATTGGCTGTGCGGATAACCGCTTTTTATCGTGTGAATTTAGGAATAACGCAAGCTCCGGGGTAAGCGCAACGGGTAGCATAACTTTTATGTCCAGCACATTTGCAAATAATGGCGCTGGCAGCATATCGCCTCAATCGTCTGGGGTGCTAGGCACGGCATCTATTTTACTCCGAAATTGTACGCTTTCAGATTCCACAGAAGTCGGTAATACTACTGGCAGCCATCCCGTCGTCTACTCCTTCGACCACGACAACACGCAGGGCAATCATTGGGCATTCCACAACGGCGGTACGGTAAACTGGCAAACAGCAACTGTCCACGCTTCGGAGCCAGGCGCATGGCGAACGGTAACGACCAGCGCAATCCGTAACAGCTACAATCCAATCCCAATAAAAATCGCTGAAGTAGCCTGTGCAGCATCGGCACTTGTTACAGTAAAGGCATGGGTCAAAAAAGACCATGCAACCAACATAGGCGCAGCCATATACGTCGAAGATGCGGCCTACAATATCGCAGGCGTAACAGCCGCCGAAACCACCAAAGCAAGCGATACAAGTTGGGAGGAACTGACCCTGACATTCACGCCAACAGAGGCGGGGGTGGTGCCGATCTTCACAAAGACGTGGTACATCGCTGGCAACTCTAACAGCTACATCGGTAGCGTAACCATTACTCAAGCATGATAATCGAGCAATATACCGACATGGCTGGCAAGGTGCGTATCCAGTGGCAATCAACCGCGACCGGACACTTGTACACATTCAAGTTCAACCATACCCCTGAACTGTCCGAATTACAGGCGCTATCCGACCAAAGCGACGAAAGCCAGATGATTCAGGCGGTGCAGCCTTTGAGCATCAATACCTCAGGGGATGAACAGGCAATACGGTCATTCATTGACAAGATTCGCCAAATGCCCACCATCACCCTTACGCAGTATAATAACTACCTGAACACGCTACTTTGGAACGACGCGGCAAGTGTTCGGGCCTTCGTGTACAATATGGCAAAGGGGTTATCTGATCGGGGAGAAATAATAGTTTTAGGATGGACAGAGGGAACCGTTCTGCGAGAAGTGCGCGATTATATCAATGCAAACACGGATGAGGTTATAAACCGATTAATTTTCTAAAATGGCGCTGCCAACAAAAACAACTGTACAAACGGGCCAATTTAGTGCCGACGGATCGCCCTGGGTTCAGGTAGCGGCAAAGACGGGCATTGACCTGGACACGCTGGAATATAGCGCGGACGGGTCGCCTTGGTATGGCTTTGAGGAAGCATCGGGCAGCGGGTACACATTGACGGCGGCTGCGGGTACGTTTGCGCTCACAGGCGTAGCGGCATCAGTAACCAAATGGCTAAAGTTGACGGCAGCGGTCGCCTCGTTTGCGCTTACGGGTAACGACGCTACGATTAGCACTCTAAACTCTTACACGCTCACGGCGGGCGCGCGGTCGTTCACGCTGACAGGACAGGCGGCAGGATTAACCGCAGGGCGCAAGGTAACGGCTTCAATTGGGTCGTTCACGCTGAGCGGGCAAAACGCGGGTTTAAGAGCGGGCAAGAAACTCACGGCTTCAATTGGGTCGTTCACGCTGAGCGGACAAAACGCGGGTTTAAGAGCGGGCAAGAAACTCACGGCTTCAATTGGGTCGTTCACGCTTACGGGGCGATCTGCTGGAATAAACTCCGGGCGCAAGGTAACGGCATCGGTCGGCACGTTTACGCTCACAGGGCAAGCCGCGACCATAAACAAGGGCCGGATTTTAACGGCAGGGGCGGGATCGTTCACATTAACCGGGCAAGCTGCGGGCTTTAGCCTTGCCAGGAAGCTCGCAGCAAGTGTTGGAACATTCACGATTACGGGTGTAAATGCCGGGATAACATTAGGGGCTAATAAATACCTGTTAGCAAGCTCCGGGGCTTACACTCTGACAGGACAAGCGGAGGCACTGAAAGCAGGGCGCAAAGTTGCCGCATCGGTTGGCACATTCACCATAACAGGACAGGACGCGGAGCTGAAGATGGGGCGCAAGGTTGGCGCATCGGTGGGCGCGTTTGTATTGACCGGGCAAGCGGCGGGAATAAACAAAGGCCGCACTTTGACGGCGGCAGCCGGGGGGTACACGCTCACAGGCAGAACAGTAACTTTTGTGCGTGGCGTGGCATTAAGCGCGGGGTCCGGGTCGTTCACGCTTACGGGCTATCCGGCTGGAATAGTCACAAATGCAAGTTCAAACGGATGGATCAAATCAATCACTGTTGAAATACAAGATAGGTCGGTCACGCTTCAAATACA